ACACCAACAATTAGGACTTGACTTCACTATTACACAAATCCATCAAATAAATAATATATCTGAAATAACAACCATTTTGTGTACAATACAGCTGCATGGTTTACTATAGTGCTGAAATATCATTTCAATCTGTTATTTCTCTGCCGCTTTTGAACCGAAACACGATACTGCCATCCCGCTGAACGATTGCGATGTCGAGCAGCGTAATCCAAAGCCGTTCGTTCCATTCGGGCACGGTCAGCGGCTGCTTTTTCAGCGTTGTGATAAAAGCGCTGATTTCATTGCTTTTTCGCATCCGCATTTCTATTTCCTTTTCAAGTGTGGTGTAGCGTTCAAGAGCGGCATTATAGCGTTTTTCGATGCGTTCGGTTTCCAGTGCGTAGGCTTCCTGCGACTGGGCAACCGAGGCATTCTTTTTTATGTGTGCCTGCATGAGCTCGGACACGACCGCCATTTCATCCTGTTCCTGTTGCATTTCGGCATCAAGTGCTGTAGTGTCGCAGAGTGTCTGCCGGATAAGCTCACAGTCGGCAAGCACTGTGGAGCGATTGCCCATTAAGTCATTGTAAGCAGTAAGGAAACGTTGTTTGATTTCGTCCTCGGTGTGTGTCGGAGTTTGGCATCTGTTCTCATATTTAAACTTCTGATTGCACTGGAATATCACGCTTCTATATTCATCTGTTGAATGCCAGACCTTTCGGCCGTAGAAACCACCACAGTCTCCGCAGATGAGTTTACTGTGAAAAGCCTTATCGCTGTAAGCTCTGCCCAGCTTTTTGCGCCGCGCCATTTCATCCTGAACCGCTTGAAATTCCTCCGGGGCTATGATGGCTTCGTGTGAACCTTCCACATAATACTGCGGTACCTCGCCGTTATTTATCCGCAGCTCTTTTGTCAAAAAGTCAACTGTAAACCGTTTCTGGAGCAACGCGTCGCCCTTGTATTTCTCATTGGTGAGGATGCTTGATATCGTGGATGCCTGCCATTTCTGCTTTCTTGCCGGACTTAAGACTCCGTGTTCCATAAGGTAGTTTGCAATGCCTTGGGTGGTTTTGCCCTCAAGAAAAAGCTTGTAGATAATTCGAACGGTTTCAGCCTCTTCAGGTACGACCTTCAGCGTGTCATTTTCCCCCTTTTTGAAGCCGAGAAAGTTGGAATAGCCGACACTGACCTTACCGTCCGAGAAACGTTTCCTCTGACCCCATGTGACGTTTTCGGAAATGCTACGGCTTTCTTCTTGTGCTAACGAACTCATAATGGTGAGCAGAAGTTCTCCTTTGCCATCAAAAGTGTAAATATTCTCTTTCTCGAAGAAGCATTCCACTCCTTTTTCTTTTAGCTTTCTGATGGTAACAAGACTATCTACAGTGTTCCTCGCAAATCGGCTGACTGACTTTGTAATAATAAGGTCAATCTTGCCTGCGAGAGCATCAGCTATCATTTTCTTGAAACCGTCTCTGTGTTTTGTGCCGAGTGCCGATATGCCTTCGTCAGTGTAGACTTTAACAAACTCCCAATCGGTGCGGCTTTTAATGTAATCAGTATAGTAATTAACCTGAGCTTCGTAGCTTGTCAATTGCTCATCACTGTCTGTAGAAACACGGGCATAACCTGCCACCCTGCGTTTTGTGAGTGTGTTTGTCGGCAGTGCCGTGAACTTATTTTTCGTTGCTGGAATCGTTGTTACTTTTGCCATTGTTTTTCCTCCTTTGCCTCGTTCTCTCCGCAGCAGCCTGTTTCATTTCCGCAGTCCAACTGTCCCGCCGCGATTTATCCGCCCATATGCGTTCTTCGGTTCTGCCATCATTGAAAACAAATAGTAGGCGATTTTCGCCAGGCACTTCAATGCGCTCAACACACTCGGAAAACACTTTGACATCATATTCAGATAAACCAAGCGTATCGGCACAGACGGTTTTGAGTGTATCTTCGGGTATCTTTTTCCCGTGGCAGTAGATTTTTCCCTGTGTAACATAGGTGGAGCAATTCCATCCAGCCGAACCGTTGTTGGTAACACGCTTATAATTCTTCCCGCAGTGCGGGCAGTAAATATGTCCTGTAAACTCACTCGTTTTAGGTTTAGGTCTATTTTTGTTCGCTTTTTTGTTTGCCAACAATACTACCTGAGCCGCCTTATAAGTGTCCTCGTCAATTATGGCAGGGTGCGTATCCTCTGCATAATACATTGGTAATTCGCCCGTATTACGGCATTTTTTCTTTTCTAAATGATTGTTGCGATAATGTTTCTGAAGCATGGCATTGCCCGTATATTTTTCGTTGCCGACAATGTCACGGATGCGCTGTACACACCATTTTCCCCCGAGCGCCCCGGAAACGCCTCTTTTGTTCAGGTCTCTGCTTATTGAACCGAAGGTGTCACCGGCAATAACCCGCTTGAAGATTTCCTTTACAATTGGCGCAGTATCAAAGTCTATTTCGATTTCATCTTTAGATATACTATAGCCGAATAGAAAACGCATATTTATCAATTCGCCCTTTTCAAAACCTTTTCTGACATGCCATTTCTGATTTTCACTCGCAGACAAGCTTTCTGCCTGGGCATAGGAAGCGAGGATTGTCAACATAAGCTCACCCTCGGTGCTCATCGTATGAATGTTCTGCTCCTCAAAGAAAATGTCCACCCCCAGCGACTTTAGCTCTCGTACGGTTTGAAGAAGTGTTACCGTGTTTCGAGCAAAACGGGAGATGGACTTGGTTATGACTATATCTATCAGTCCGGCGCGGCAGTCGGACAGGAGTCTTTGGAAATCCCCACGGTCTTCGTTCGTGCCTGTGAGTGCCTCATCAGCATACACACCCGCGTACTGCCAACCTTCATGAACTTGAATCAGCTCACTGTAGTGGCTGATCTGTGCAGAGAGTGAATGCAACATTGCATCTTTTCCACTTGACACCCTTGCATAGGCTGCGACACGTTTCGGCTTTTCTAAAACCATCTTTTTTTCAAGTTTTCTCACTTTTTTACGCATTTATATCACCTCCTGGGTATGTGATATATTCGCTCTAAAACCGAGATTTATCAAGTCATTTTCCCTATATATACTGCCGAATTTAAGCTCGTATTTTTGCGCTAATTTGTCCTCAATTGATACAATGTCGTTTTCGTCAATGATGCCTCTTTCAAGCATGGTTTTTACCTGGGCTATAGCAGAATGATAAGCTTGGATATTGCTGCGATTATTCATTGCCGCCACCACCCTCATAACGAGTTTTAATGTAACAGGCATGGGAGCAATACTTTTTCTCGTTGCGGCGACGCATATGTATTTTCTTTCCGCAGCAGGCACACGAGATGGAATACGGCATTTCTGCCTTCGGATGTTCATTCCACCATTTATTACGGCATGCGTCAGAGCAGAAACGCCGTGCACTCCGTTTGCTTATATCAATCGACTCTCCGCATTGTTCACAAACGGCAATGTTCTCAAGTGCCTTGCTGTTTGTTTTATTCCTGCGGCAATAGGACTTCACAGTGTTTTGGGACACACCGATTTCCTTTGCAATTTTTAAATATCCGTATCCTTCGAGTCGCAGCTTATCTATAAGAATTTTCTGATTGTCTGTCATGTTCGTTCCTCCGTTCCGAGGAGAGAAGTTTCCTATCCTCACTTTGTACTGGACAGGCAGAACGGAAAATCCGTAGCATGTGGGCAAAAAAATAATGCCCGCCGAAGAAAAATCCTCGACGGGCGTAAAGAGTGGAGCATTATTCGCTATATTTAATGAAAGCATCGGTGAAACCGGCGGCTTTGACCTTGCTGAGCATGGCATCGGCATTTGCCTTAAGCGAGTACGCCCCGACCTGAACCCGGTACAGTTTCTTCGGCTCGGTGGAGGTAGGTGTTTCTGTTGCTGATAGCAACTTTTTGACTTCGGCACGGAAGGTATCCATCGATTTCCCGTGCTTCGGAAACCAGTGTCCGGGATCGGCGTGATTGCTGGCGATGCCGCGCTTATGCCCCTCGTAATGACCGATAATAACGCCGTCAGCCGTCGGGTCCAGCTTGTACTCCTTGCAGAGATAGGCGCATAATTCAGTTGCTTCTTTATATACAGCATTGAAGTAAGCGGCATCGGTCAGCCCATCTTCACAAATTTCAAAACTGATATGAGTATCGTTGACCGAGCCTTTTAAACCGGAACCGCCATGCCAACCTCGATGATTCCACGGGAGGGTCTGGTAGGTGGCGACTTTTCCGTCAGCCAGTTTTCCAATAAAAGCGTGAACGCAAACCTGACGACCGCCGGGCTTGTCTTGATTCCAGTGGTTGTTGTACTGGTTATTGCCCAGCAAACCATCATCGGGCCCGACGTAGCGTTTTAGATTCGGATTGTTCGCCCCGGTTGAGTGAACCATAATGCCTTTAACAGCAATAGTTCTGCCTGCTTTGTAGCAGGCATTATTTGTGAATATCAATTTTCGTAGGTTCATTTCGCCTCGCCGTCCTTTCCATGAAGCTGCGCCAGCACCTCTTTGAGTTTTTCAGGTACCGGCAGTCCGATGGCCGTGGCGTTTTCCAGCAAGCTCACGCCCTCGTTGGCGATATAGAAGAAAATGACCGCTGTACGAAGCGGAGCGCCCGCGCCTCCAAGCAGATAGGAATCAATAAGATGAGCGATGCCGACCACGAGGAACAGCGCCACTTTCTTGGCGATGCCGTGCGCTCCGATTCGGCTGGACAGCTTCTTTTCCACGATTGCCCGAAGTACGCCCGTGATGTAATCAACAACCACAAAGGCGATGAGCGCATAAAGGAAGCCGTCCACCCCACCCAAGTACCATCCCAGCCAACCGCCGGCAGCGGCGATGGCTGTCTGAATCCAATTCCAAATCTCTTTCATATAAAATACCCCTTTTCTTGTTTTGAATATGAAAACAGCACCCCGAGTCGGAGTGCTGTCGCCAGAAATATAATCAGGAGATTACCACTTTGCTTTGTGTGGATTTATCTCCCATTTGAGAAACATAGTCCTTAAGAAGCGCCTTACCCTTTCTGCCGGAGCTGTCCACGGTGAACTCGGTGATGAAGCCGCCTTTTCCGAACTTGTGCCGGACATTGGTAACGGTGCCGGTTTTGCTGTGCTTACCGTTTGTTTCGACAAGCTCGATTTCGTCCCCGATAATCAGCTGCGGCGTGAAAATCCCGGCAAAACTCTCGATTCTTCCGCTGATGGCGATTAGCTTTGCCAGCTCATCTGCGTATGCTGCAAGTGCGGCACCATCTGTTCCGTCAGGCACAGCGACATACAATGTCTTGTGCTGCGGAGAAACCCACCACCTGTGCGGTGGGAGTGTAATATAAACCGTCGCGGCAGGCTCTTTGCAGAAAACGCACAGTTTGGCGCAGGTGTTCTCATCCGAGTATTCCACATCATAGCTGAAGCAAGTTTTGTCGCGCTCAAACACATAAATCGAGGGTTGTTCAAATCGGCTGTCGCTAACGGAAGCGATACCGACCGTCCCGTCTGTGTTTTCACGTAATTGCCAGCCGGGAAGAAGTGCGATAATTTCCTCAATGCCGGACTGGAGATTGGTATTCGGCTCAAAGGTAAGCTTCCACGCTTTTTGCGGATCTCCGACAAAGTAGTTTTCTATACCGGATAGCAACAGTATCGCTTCAAGGTTATCCTTAAGCGTAGTGTTCAGAAAACTGTTGTTTTCATCAAAGGTCTGTTCCTTCAGCAGTTTTCCAATACCATTCCGCGCTGTAACAGAGATGCTTTCCTCCGGATATGACGTACTGACCCGGTCTATATAGAACTGACCGAGTGGGAGCCAAGCACTGCCTCCCATCGTAAAGCTGATCTCCAGCATCGTATTGGGCGAAATAACCGAGCGGTATCTGCCAACAAGCTCACCGCCGATGTTCACAAAAGAAATACTCAGCTGCGAAACCGGGCTGTCCTTGGTGAAGGAGATGCTTCCATCGACAAGTGCCGCCGACACATCATACGGCAGCATATATATGACGAACCGATGCGTGTTCTCACTGCTCCAGAATCCGTAAGCGCCGTGGTGCGCCACCTTTTTCAACTGCGGCTTGCTTACCTCGAAGTCGGCGGATATCCTGCCTTTATCCTTGAAGGTAAGCTCGTCATACAGCCCCATATCCGGGAAACATTCATTTGCTGTTACCAGTCCGTCTGAGGTGAGATAAATAAACCGCAGGCCGTTGTCCATCATGTGGACTGCCTGCGGTGAAAGTCCCGAACCTGCCGTTTTAGTGTATTCAAAGGTCAGTCTCATAGCTTAGCTCCCTTCGCCCCTTGAAAGCAGTAGCGAACAGGTAAAGCGGAGCAGATTATTAGAAGTTTTGAAGGGAAGTTCCAGCTGGTAGCTTGCTTCAATAGCAGCACCGTTTGCGGGCGGGGTGGTAAACTTTAACCCCGGCACGGTTTTGCCGAGAAAGAAGGTTGTGCCGAAAGCCTGCTCGTCGCGGGTATTCGTTCCCGTTGTCAAACCGTATGACCAGTTATATGAAGGGATAAACACGCGCCAGTAACGCGCCGAAGTCAGCGTAAAGCTCCACACCTGGCTTGCTCTTGTCATACCCGGCGCATCTGCCCATGTTACGTTATCAGTTGAATACTGTATCTTCAAATTATCAATCTGCGCGGCGGGAACGGTGTTGATTTCGATCTTCATCCTGTTGCATTCCTTTACAGAACCGAAGTCAAAGAAAATCGGGTTAGCTTCGTTTACCGTACAGGATGCGGGATACTGGTTTGCCTCGTAGCAGTCCCACCAGGCAATCGGGTCGCGATAATTCGAGCCGCTTTTCGCCGCAGTCTTTAAATTTCCGAAGCTGACATTGTCCATTCTGCAGGTAAGCCCCGCGGTGTTGTAGTTCTCACGCATATCGCAGAAGTTGCTCTCGTATTCAATTTCGTAATCCGTTCCTTTTGTAAGCGCCACGTTATTGACATAAACGGTTTCGGAATTCGGGATGATAAACGGTGCTTTAATATTAAAGTCTTTCGTAGTGCCGTCGCCTGTGCCTATTGCGATTTTTGTAACCTGAACCGGTGGGAACATCGTGTGGTTCGGCAGAGATATAGCGCCGATGCTGTTGATGCCGATAGTCCTTACTGTATGATTGTTTCGCTCAGTATCAAGCCATGTGATAACCGGGTAGTCAATCCGCCATGTGGTCGCATTTCGGGTGCAGGCATCCAAGCTTGTGCTTTTTGTTCCATGCTTGTTATTCCACAGATCGTTAGATTTTTGTAGGTTATATCTTGAAAAGGAGATGGTATTGGGGAAAGTGCTGGTTCCCAATAGCCATTTTATGACACCGTTCTGATCGGCGGGAGGATATATGCCATTGTCTCCGAAGCCCGTGCAATTAAATGTCACATAGAAGGTACCTCTAATAATCACTACGTCAGTGTCGGTCTTCTGGATGGCTATCTGATTACCCTCGCTGTCCTGCAGGAAAGCGTGTGTGACAAAGTGATAATAGGTATCATAATAAGCGGCCAGAAAACCCACCTCGGTAATGTTATTTCCATTAAACTGGTCTGCCTCAAGGCGGATTTCCTTCGTAATATACGAGGTCGGATATGCATACACGGTTTCAATCGTGGTCGGTATCTTTCTTCCGAGATAGCTGAATACATCGGTGCGAGTGACGCTCAGCGTACCTGTTCCTTTTCCCACACCGATTGCCTTCAATGGGTCGGCATAGTAGCTTACTCCGCCGGTGTTTGTGAAATAATGAAACCAGCGGTTCAGAATAATATTGTAGGCGACGGCGGTCTGCTTCAGTTCGTTTGTCTTAGCGTCGCGCACCTCAACATCGAATCGGTTATGAATGACCGCTTTTTGTTTAAATTCCATGACTTCTACTCCTAAATCGGTAA